GTCCGCAATAGCGGCACTGAACAGTTGCGACGTGGTCGAGGTGTCAATAAAACACTTCTACCTGTGTTGCCGGACGTAGGAATCTTCTACGCTACGGCGATAGGTTTCAGCTGCCTCTTCGGCATTACTGAATCCTCTGAGATACGATGCCTGATGCAGGTGCGTACCTATGTCTCTGCTGACAATATTAGTCAGATGGAGAATTATTTTCGTAAGCGGATCGCCCATTAGGACGCCTTTACGAAGAAGGACCCTCCGGGTATGTTCACCATACTCAGGAGCCGGTTCACCATGGGAGGATAATGCACCTCTTCCATGAAAATAGATGTAACGGGGCTGATAGCACGTCCGTTCAACTATACCGCGTAGGAGTGCAGGAATTCCACACTTTTCCATCCACGCGGCAGCGGCCAGACTGGAAAATGTATGATCCATCTGGTCGGTAGCCTCTTCATAGTCCGTTGAAGACATAAAGAGGTCTTCGAAGGTGTCTGTCCTTTCGACATAACCTTCGTATTGAACTTGATCCCTGTGACTTACAGAGAAGAGTTCCTCTTTCATTTCTTCGGTCATCATCCGAAGGAAGAAATTCCAACCATGATGGGATTGTCCCATTCCTGATTGTGAGCTACGGATACCTTTCTTCATTGGTTCCGCGCATATCCTGTTTATAAGGTCTAAAACGACCTTTAAGCAGGCTCGAGCCTTGGTAACGGATCTACCCTTACCAGGCTCCTTCACCACCGTAAGAAACGCCGAGCATAGCTCGTCCGGTGGTGTACGGAGTACTTGATCTAGACATTTCCAGAAAATGTACTCCCCGGGGCTAGAGAAGTCATTCATGGACTTCCATTCTAGCTCCTCGCCGGTCTCAAGATCCAAAATCGGTATCTGATGACCAGCTTCTCCACCGCGGACGATCTCTTTGATCTCCTCGATGGTTCCTCCGCTTCGCTTGGTTTGTTCCCAGCAAGCAGATGTACTCACTGTGATCCTGGCTTTTGTTGCCAGTCCAGTGAACGCCTCCTTTGGCAACATATCAATTATATGTTCCAAGGAGTTTTCAATCAGACTCTCTTGTGTAGAGTTCCGTTGAATCGGCTCCGATGATACCGTAAGCAAAAACTTACGTTTCGATTGGAGCAAAACTAGATACGGTGGTGTTCCCGCCGCTCTGGTTTGCGAACAGATACCAATGAGGAAATTATACCTCTGGCCCTGCTCCTTGCCTATTTTCATCCATGTTCGGGAGAATAGGCTTCGAACCCAAGGTGCCACATCCTTAATGTGGTCATCTAGGTCATCATTTAAAAGCCCTCTATGTGAGAGTCTTTTGAATGTCTTTCTGCCTCTCTTCAATTGAGAGTAGGCGGAATCGATGTCGAGAGCTCGCTCTGAGATCTCCCCATCAAAGAATTCATCCCCTATAAGCCAGGAGATGCATTGCAAAATCATAAGGTCATATTTTTCCCATGACCATGATTCCTCGGGATAGCACAGGTATCTCTGTGTAAATATCCCGTCAACGGTCTTTAGAAGCTCTATCAGCCTCTCAGCCCGTGCTTTTGGATCCCGTAACTCATTTGTTACTGGCCAAAATCTACCTAATTCCTCTTTATTCCAAAGGGGATCCGGTTTTCCTGCGAGTAGCCATCTAAGGCGCTTTCGTAAGATTCGGGCCCAGACACGCGAATGTGCGTACTGGTCCTCATTACACATCTCTTGGAGTTTATAACCCCAGTGTGTGTGCTGCCGTAATATGTGCATTTGCACCTCTATATCGGCTATTTTCGAAAAATATGTTTTATTCTTCGAACCTGTCCAACGTGGCCCGAAAAGCTTAGTTGGCAATGCGTCTTGGAGGCGATATCCATCACCAGCCCAGACGATGACTTCCGGTAGCGGTTTTCCCGCAGCCTCAGCCCAATACAGTCCGGCGTATATTTTCCATACGTCGTCGTATTTTAATCGAAGATGAGGAGATTTCCTCACTTTGATTCCTTCGGGAGATGTGTCACCTAAGACCTCTTCCGGATTTGAAGTCGATTCCTCGTAATCCGAGTCCGACTCTTGCATATGGGACGACTGATTGTTGTCGCTATATTCTCTCGTTTTCAGCATGTGCTCCAAAAACGAGGTAGACTCCGAAGTCACATTAGACCGGAGTTTGTGAAGGGTGAAGTCCTGTTTGGACCCATCCTCCGATATTTCTTCCAGGGTCGCCCCGGCCCTGAGAAGATCATCTCTGCATTTCTTTAAACAAGAAGATCCAGAGTGTTTCAACGACAGGGCCGATGGCGCCTGTTTGGTTGATACGAAATGTCGGCCAGTGGTATACTGGACCAACGCTTCGGGTGCAACACGTGGCGGATTCGCCCGGTTGAACCAGAGCACGCCCTCACGAAAGATGAGATTGCGCTCACAGGTAGTAATGTAATGATTTGTAATCACATTACTTCCCATCCTATATTTGC